CTACTACAGTATAATGTAGAGCAAGATATGAATGTTGATGATGATGGTAATATGGAATTCACTGTAAACATTACCTTCCAAACATCAGAACCTATTACTAATCCACAAACATATATTGATATATCAAATATATTGGTACGTAGAGCTAGTAAATCATTCCAGGGTATGACCAAGAAGAAACGTACATCACTATCACGTGACCAACGTATTATGTCTGTGCGTATAGTATATAGAGAAATAGAGAGTGATAGTGCCTTTGTTCCCTATACCAGCAATATACAGATCAATGATGAGATAGATTCTACATTACAGATGGGATTCTATAAATGGAATCGTAATATATCAGGTACAATTAGACTACCACCTAGGATACATAAAGCATACGCATGGTATGTATTCCTACTGATCCTTAGAGAGAGATTTAGAAATCTTAGACTATATGGTAAGGTAGCTGCTGTACTAGATAATACTAGACCAGGAAGTCAGCCCGTAGATAGTAATGTACAGGAAACTAATTGGTATTTTCCTATACGTATGAAACTAACTAATCCTATCTATTCTAGAGAGATGAAGTTTGATTTCACATACGTAGTAGTAACCGATCTAAATTCACTACAATACTCTACTGGCATATTCAATAGAGTAAATGCAGATGAAAACGATACCACTCAAGTAAGTACACAATGGAAAGCATGGCAAGACGCTAGAAATACTAATCTAAATGGTAGATTTAACTATACACTATCTGGTACTCCCATAGTATACGATCAATGTACTGGTGAATATTCAGATCATCAGATAGGATCAAACTCACTACTAGGATTAGAGATAGAGAGCGAAGGAGCATCAACATCTAGTCCACCAGAGGATGAGGAAGACGCTAGAGATCCACTACGATTAGGTATAGACCCTAGATATTCATGGATCAAGTATGATAATGATTTTGAGATAGAGGAAGATACAAATTCATTAGCAGTATCATATCTAGAAGAACCATCATCTACCTACTACTCCAATGGTGATGGTGCCTACTCTAATCGAGAAGAAGCTGGGTTTAACTATAATGGTACTATAACTAATGTATCACAAACTAATCCACCAAGGGTCATAGCTCGTGGACACTCAACATACTTTGTACGTATGAAGGGTCATGCGATGCGTACAAATTATAAGATACCAATGCCATTCGTAGTTACAATAGCTGGCAGAACAGTAAAACGAGTAAGTGGCAAGATATCTCATAAGCAAATAGGGTCAGGTGATTATCCTGTATACCTAGCTAAATGGGATATACTCTACGCTGTAGAGGGCGGCGATATCTATAACGAAGATATTGCTAACTCTATAGTAACTACAGGGTCACCTGCTAGTTACATCTGATATATCAGTATCCTCCTCCACAGGATATTAACAATACAAGTCCTAGGTCATGTACAACTTCTGTGTGGAGCGGACTAGTACGTGACCTAGGCATTTTCTCTTTCAGAAGTATCCGCTTCGGATATCAGAGTTACGTGAGATGGAATTACAACTGTTCCCCCCAGAAGATACTACTATCAAATGTAAGCTACCAGATGGTACTGTAATTGAAGTAGATGCGATGGACCTAGATGACATGATTATGGACGTGTATGCCGCATATCCACAACCAGAAATACCTAGGAAAGAATATCTACATCTAATGCGAGATAAGTTCGCAGAGAGATATGGATACAGAATGGCTCTTAGGTCTATTGATATATTACTAGATGCTAAGACAGACATACTAAATAGAATAAAAAAAAAATTCTTATCCACAGTTAGATCCTGTAAATTCTACGGAATCCAACCAAGAAGTACAAGAGAGTTAAACATATTTAGATTAGTAGAACCTGCAATACGTGCTGAGATAGAACTACAAGAGTTCAGAGTCAATGGTACAGGTATGTCCCCAGACAGATACTATCAACTAGTACTAGCTATGACCAATAATGAGAAGCAAGCACGTAATGCTCAGGCAGAGATGCTATTAATGCAAATGGAATGATATATCAATTAGGACTACTATGCCAGATACAACTATAACAGCTACTCCTACTACTGCACCAGTAAGAGGACCAGACCTAAACTATATGTTAGGTAAGCTACGGGATGATAGATTTACCTCTACCTATAATTCATATGACCAAATATATGATCCTAGGTATGGTCATCACTTCCCATACTTTACTCTACAGACTGCTAAGACAATGATGCTTGATTCTCGTATCAAGTATGGATTGTCATTAATCAAGGGACCCATCACTACCTACACTAAGTTCTTTACTAGTGAAGAAGCAGAGTCCCCAAGCATTCATACAGCTATTGTAGAATTAAACTATCACTTCCCATATGCTGTAACTGCTAAAGACCCAGATACCGAGAAATTCATTATTGACCAGTTCAATAGATTCTGGGAAGTAGCATTATCCAAAGTACTCACAGCAATAGAATGGGGGTATAGTGCATCTGAGGTACGATTTAAGCGTAAGAAAGATGGATCAGTACACTTTGATAACCTATATCTCTATCAGACATTTGGTGTACAATGTGTAACCAAACGTAAAGGTATTATAGGATTCATTCGTAACAGAGATAAGGATACCTATGTACCCATTGGTAAAGGTTTCTGGCACGTACACCAAAGAGAACGTAATCACTACTACGGTGAATCGGCACTCAAGGGAGCACATATACCTTGGCACGAAACATGGACACTCGGTGGAGCACGCGACATACGACGTACATGGTTCTTCAAAAATGCCTACGATGGAGGAGAACTATACTATCCCGAAGGCTCCTACCAGGATGTACAAGGAAACATTATAACCCACGAAGAACATGCCGTCCGAATGCTTGAGATGAAACGCTCAGGTTCAGGTATGATCTTTCCATCAACTAAGGGACTAGACGGTAAGAGACAATGGGAGTATGTTCCACCATCATCTAATGTAACTCCATCAGGAATGGAAGAATATATCAGATTGATGCGTGATGAAATGCTCGAAGGGTTAGGAGTACCACCTGAGGTAGTTCAGTCAGCAGGTAATGATGGTATGGGATCAGCCACAGGTAGAATGGTTCCTCTTATGGCATTCATTGCATCACTAACACCAATTGGTACTCATATCATTGGTGACTTCTGTGAGCAAATCCTACCACTACTACTACACTTCAATAATATGGATGATGACTACACCATACGAAGAATAGTACCCAAGACTCAGGAGAATGTCAATTCTGAATTCGAACAACAAAATCCTGACCCAACTGACCCAGACAATCACCAAAAGAAACCACAACCTATCCAGAAGAAAACAATCCAAAATAATGGAAAGACAGGATGATAGAAGTAGCAATTCTAAGTGATGGTGGTAATTTAATGTACCATTGTCCTGGGTGTAAGTACTTACATTCAGTACCACCAGAGAGATGGAACTGGAATAAATCAACTGACAAACCTACATTGTCTCCATCAGTTAGACATTTCTTCCCAGCGGGAGAACACGGACCAGAAGAAACTATATGTCATTATTTCGTTACTGATGGTAATATAATCTTCTGTGGTGACTGTAAACATGAACTTAAAGGACAGACCGTACCTCTACCCGACATAAGAAAGATATTAGAGGAAGATAATGGTACTTGATCCTATAATCAGTCCAGTAGAAGTAATGGTAATCATTATACTATACTGGTCACCCTGGATAGTTCTAAGTCTACTATTAGTTAATCTAGCTTCGAGAGTTAAGTGATATATCATGCAATTGAATGGACTAAATCTAGTAGATGTAGCATCGGTATATCCATACTATACCAGTAAGGGACTATCACTAGATATCCTACGTCTATGCAATGGGCAAGAATTCAGATTCATAGATGGATATGGTAAGGGTTATTTCCTAATGACCCAAACCATAACATCTGAGAATGTGTCATTCACCGTAGACTCTCGCACCGTATCTCTGAAAGTAATAGATAGATTATCTCTAGAACATCCAGATCACAGTGGTGGACTAAAGGTATACATTACAGCTGAACCTAAGTACCATCTACTAGATACAATAGTACAGCGTAATTACAATGTAACTATAGATAAATCTGTATCACCCTACGGTACACCTACTGTTGTTACCTACCCACCAGACCAGCCTACTAAAACTCTGAAAGATGTCATAGAGGGTATCCTACCTAGTGGAGTAACTCTAGACTACGAGGCAGATGAACTACGATCATATGATATATCAATTGAAGGTATGTCAGTACTTAGAGCTATAGATCACCTATGCTCTATCTACGGGTTAATCTGGACTAGTACAGGATCAGTGGTATACGTATGGGATATGCAGGAAGCAGAAACATCTAGTGACACAGGTATACCTACCCTAGCTGACCCTATAAATGATATACGATACACCGAACTAACCAATAGTCCTACTAACATAAATGTATCATTTCCAGTATATAATTATGCTAGGCAAGTACCAAAGGAATACCATACTGTAGAGGACGATGGTACTGGACAAGGACAAACCATTAATGTAATGGACCCATACTATCCAGCAGTAATCAATACCCTTGGAGCACTACGAAACGAGACAGCACTAGATACACGATCTGCTGTAATAGTAGCCAATCTCAAAGCTATAAAGAACTCCTACGACTATGTAGCTAAGCACCACTTCGAAGCACAACCACTATCAAGCCAACCTCTATCTCTTTCAGAAGTATACGGAGATTGGGGACGTGGACCAAGATCACTATACCGATCAATCCACTACCCATACATGCCTGCTAGAATACCAGAATCCAAAGCTAGGTATGCTAACAATTGGAGAGGTACATTAACTGATGGGTATGTATCTACAGTAACATCATTTACCGTATCGCCGGTAGTTGGATTAGATGGTAAGATACCACCAGGGCCACAAAGAGTATACAATATATATGGTTGGCCCTATGGTGAAGCTGGATGGAGAGTGCGTGTAGAATGGAATCCAGTAGAAGCACAATGGGAAGCAATACAGCAAGAGTTTGAATGCCCACCAGAAGAATTACCACCACCACCAGATGTAACTGACCCAGAAGACCCATACGAACCACCAATTGGTCCAGACGGTGAATGGGAACTATAAGAGAAATGATATATCATGCCTTTTCCAATGAGTATACTATGCTGCTGTGATATACCTAGCAGTACATCATCCAGTAGTCCTAGTAGCTCATCCTCACCTAGCTCAAGTCCCTCGTCATCACCAAGTAGTAGTCCCTCTAGCTCAAGTAATCCATCATCCAGTAACCCATCCTCATCACCTAGCTCAAGTCCATCAAGTAGTCCTAGCTCCTCACCCTCATCCAGCCCAAGTAGTTCTCCGTCCTCATCACCTAGTGGATCATCGTCACCATCAGGATCATCATCTAGTCCAGGAGGATCATCCTCATCGACAACTGGTCCTACTGATCCATGTGATGTAGAGGGTTGCGTATGGGAATGGAGAATACTACCTAAGACTGGATCAGACTGGGTGCTTATATCTAGTGTATTATGTCCAGATAATTGTGGTTGTTCTGCCTTAGATAAACCTACAACCCCTGGTAACTTCCAAGGAGAAACAACAATAGTACGATGCCGCTAGAATGCCAATACCTACAAGACGCTAAATGCCTAATAGCATCTGATATATCAGAATCAGATTGTCCAGTAATACCAGAACAATGTGATTACTGTACTAATAAGGCACAACCTCCACAGAATGTCAATGTAGTTACTATATCTATAGCCATGAAATATGGTAAAGATACTAGACGCATCGTACAGCAGTATGGAGATGTGATAACCCAGAAAGAACCAACACATGGTCAATTTCCAGGTACAGAACTACGCAAACTAATATCATGGTTTGTGTGGGATGCTAAAGTAAAGAACTGCTCTATATGTAAGAATCGTGAAGAACGAATGAATAGATGGGGAGCAGATAAGTGTCAAGATAACATAGCTACCATATTAGTATGGATACAGGAATCAGCAGCACAGAAAGGATATCCATATTCAGCCAGAGTAGCCACAGCCCTAGTACGAAAAGCAATAGCTAATAGCCGGAGATGATATATCATGAGTACTCCACACTCACCAGAACCAATAGACCCAACCCAACTACCTGTAAAAGAACCACTCAATTACAGATGGCACGAATTAAATAAAGAACAAAAACCCAAGTGGTATGCAATCATTACCACAGCACCACGACGTGATCCTACTATACAGATATGTGTAGACTCAATGCGTGATGCAGGATGGGAACCAATAGTCTTAGCAGAGCCAGACTCTCCACCATCTAATGCTCAAACTATACAGAATCCTACTCGTCTTGGAGTGTGGCATAATTGGATTAAGTCAGTACGTCTAGCACTAGAATCAGATGCAGATACAATACTAACAGTCCAAGATGATGCTGAGTTTCACCCAGACTCCAAAGACTTCGCAGAGCTATGCCTATGGCCTGATCCTAAGTGTGGATTCGTATCACTATATACTCCAAAGCACTACACCTTACGTGATGATAGACTCATGCGTAAGCTACGCCGTAGAGACCCTAATATATCAGATATGCGGGACCCAGGAGTAAATCATATAATAACCAGATCACTATGGGGAGCATGTGCATTGATATGGCCTAGATCAGTACTAGAGCATATCATACAAGACCCTCTCATAGAATCATGGCTAGGTGCTGTAACTAGATCACGCAATCCAGCTATACATGAACAACGACGATTAAACCCACACCTAATAGCCAATAGTGATACTGCCATTGGTAAGATACTAAATAAGCATAGCTATTCAATGTGGTTCGTAGACCCATCACCAGTAGCTCATATCGCTCAGTACTCAGCCATAGGTCATGGCGATAACAAAGGTAGACGTAACGCATACCGTATAGCAGACGTAACTCTACCCCTAATCTCCCAAGTCCCCCTACCAGAAACGATATATCACATAGGTACTCCACAATGAAATTCATTACCTCACTCAATCCTAGAAACATACCCAAATGCAGAGAATGTGTAGATTCATGGAAAGTATTTTGTTCAGAAATTGTAGCAGTACAAACCGAGGCAGAAACACCTGTATTACAATCTGCATTCCCTGATATAACATTCGTAGTAACAGATAGAGTAGGTACACTATTCGAATCTACCTACTGTCCTAATATACATACACTAGTAGACCAGGGACCAGGACTAATAATCAATGCTGATATATCAATCAGATGCGAAAAGCAGATGTTCAATGATAGATTCAGTATCAAACCTAAGGTACTAGATTGTGGTATCCGATGGGACTATGACTCCAAAGGTAAGCAACTAAATCCCTACGGTATAGATGCATTCCGTATAGATGAAGAATTAATGACCATATTCCAAGGTACAGACTTTACCATAGGTCAACCAGGGTGGGACTACTACTTTATCTTAGAAGCAGAGAAGCATGGGTTCTATATTAATGCCCATAAGAATCCAGCTATGTTCTACCATCAGATACATGAGGTAAATTGGAGTAGATGGAAGCTAACATTGGCCCAAGCACTCCTAGAAAAAATGTATGATATGTCACAATCAGATGTAACCCGCAAAGTACAAAGACTCACCAATCGCTCAGGAACAATACGAAGGAAAAGATAATGAAGATAGTTACATCCATATCTCCTAGTAGAACAGAACGACAACAGTACTGTATCAATTCATGGAGAAAGTATGGATACGAGATAATAGCTCTACAACCTCCCAGTCAGGTAGAAGATACTAAAGCTAAATTTCCTTACATAACAGTACTAGAATCTAATAAGGTAGGTACATACAAACCTAATCATATTGAAATACATGAGCATATACAGTTATCAAAGAAACTTAATGATACAGTATTACTAATAAACTCCGACATAGAAATGCTGTACTCTATGAAAGAATTTAGATACTGGGAGACACCTATAACTAATACATTCAAAATAGGTATTAGATGGAATAAGACTACTAATGAATGTAAGTTATGTACAGCAGGCATAGATGCCTTTCAGATAACACCTGATATATCAAATATAGTACCCAATATAGGATTCGTAATAGGCTGCCCACATTGGGACTACTGGTTACCATATCATCTATCAATCAATAGATACACAATAGATGTAACTAAAGATATGAGACTGATCCATGAAGTACACGATAATAGATGGACAGATAGTGACTACAGAACTACTGAGAAACTATTTGAAGATAACTATCCAATAACAGCAGCACAGCTAAGTAGAATAATACTCCACATCACTGATAGGAATTGAAATGATATCTCTATTCGTTAGGTCGTACCCTAAGGATTTCGAATGGCTTACCCATAGTATAAAGTCTATGAGAAAGAATCTCAAAGGTATATCAGATAGAGTACTATGTGTACCACAAGGAACAAATGTACCAAATGATATATCAGTATTCTTCAATAGACTAGTACACTCCCCTGAGATACTACCAGGATATCTAGCACAGCAAGTAGATAAAGTAAAAGCATATCTATACTGCCAGCATGAGAATATACTATTCTCTGACTCAGATTGTATTTACTTTCAGGAATTCGATGCAACGCAGATGCTCGAAGGAAATAAGATAATCCTATGGAAGACTAAATACAGCTCACTAGCAACACATAGAGATGTAATTAGATGGAGAGATATAACTAGACTATGCACAGGTATAGTACCTGACTGGGAGTATATGCGATGCTTTCCTATAATGCATAAAGCTAAGGTATGTAAATTCCTAGATGGACTACCTATCTATCAAGATTACCTACGTATAGTTAAAGATCATAACCTATCTGAATTCAATGCACTAGGAGCAATTGCTGCTACCTATTTCAATGAAGATTACATATTCAAAGACACAGAACTCACACTACCCACAGTAACAGCTAAACAATACTGGTCATGGGGCGGAATCACACCTGATATATCAAAAGAACTGGAAACAATCTAATGTATCTATGGAATGACATTGCACTAATAGAAGATGATGCCTACTTCACTAAGTGGGTAAAAGAGACTGGTAGATTAGACCATCACCAAGGATTCCTATCAGCACTCAAACCATATCTACGTGGTACAGTACTAGACATAGGTGCCAACATTGGTACCCACACAATCTACTACACTAATCACGCTAGTAGAGTACTAGCATTCGAGCCTAATCCAATAGCATACGAATGTCTAGAACATAACCTACGTAATACATCAGCTAAGCTACATAACGTAGCAGTATCAGATCACTTTGGATTCATAGACATAATCCCACAAGGTGATAACTATGGAGCAGTCTATACTGTACCAGGAACTAAGATACCCACAATAACCATTGACTCTCTACAATTAGATGAATGCAACTTCATGAAGATTGATGTAGAGGGTGATGAATTAGCTGTACTGATGGGAGCTAAAGAAACTATCCTCAAGTATAAACCAGTAATGTGCATAGAAGTAAATGAACATACACTATGCCGCAGGGGTATAAATGGTAATTACCTAATCACCATCATTCAAAAATTAGGCTACAATACCACTACCCATAAGCCAAGTGATATATCAACAGACCTAATCTGCACACCAATATAATTTCTTTCAGGGATAGGGGGAGTAATATCCCCCGCACCCCATAAAATTCTGAAAGATATCCTACACTTCTCTTAGTTCATTAGCAAACTTACGTAGCCTCTGTGCTAGTTCTAAGTTAGCCTGATACTTCTCAAATGAGCATCCCCTAACATTACTTAGAAGATCCTGACAGATAGTATCTAACTTACTAATTACATCCTTGTAAATAGTGTCTAATACCTGAGACTTCAATTGATTAATCAATTTATCATACGTCTTAACATATCTATTATCTTGATAGTACTGTAGTTCCTTACTAAGGTACCCTACAAATACAATCCTCAGCTCAGCCTTATACTCATCACAATCAGGCAACTGTACATCAGACTTAGTAATCTCAATCATCTTTGATATATCACTCATAGATACTATCCTCCCCATTTCCTTTGATACACTTATCAATATGATCGTACATTTCTTGTCTACTAAATACACACCAATCAGCAATACCTAGTAACTTATATCTACTACCAGACTTAGTAGTAACCACATCACCATCCCTAGAGTGTACCCAAGAGGTACGAATTAGTTTACCACTGGCCAATATACCTCTAACAGAATGTCCCCAAATAATCCAATCATCTAAAGTTTTCGGTTCTGATATATCACTCATTATCAAATATCCTCTCTTTCTTTTCCTCAGGTATTCTATACAATTCACTCATACTACGTGTATAAGCAACATACGCTAGATTCTTCTCCTGCTCATCTTGAAATACTTGCTTCTTTCTACCTTTCCTAGTAAAGTTCTGCATCAATTTATTACTCATATATACATGGACAATAGGATGCTCTAATCCCTTTGCCTTATGTATGCTACTCAATCTAGTATCTTTCTTATCTCCACTATCCTTAAATAGCCTATCCACAATACCATTGAATTCCTCAATAGTATCAGCATCGCCAGCTAATATATCAATACAGGCTAACTTGTCATTCAATGCCTCTATCTGATTCTCATCTGGAAAATCCCTCTGTAATATCTCCATCTTCCTACGCTCAATACGATCATGCACCACACTTAGAGCAGTACTCAATTCATTCTCACCAGTCCTCTTAATCTCACTCTTTAGACCAGCACCAATATCCCTACCCTGGATATAGCATCTTTTACCCTGGCTAAGTAGCTTGAATGCTAGAGAACTAAGTGGTGCATTAACTCTACACACTACCATACTTGGCATATCACCTACTGATTTATGGAACTTATCCATACTCATATTCTCTACAATACCATCAGGTGCGTCCTCTCTAGCCTTTAGCTCAGGCACCAATTGGTTAGCTAATTCCACTACCTTCCTAGGATTCCTTCTAGTTACGGTTAATGGTAATTGTATAGCATTACTATCTACAGCTTTCATTCGATTCCACATGGTATCCATAGACTCTGAATCCGCACCAGCAAATGCGTATATGGACTGGAATCTATCACCAATGCCAGTAATATTCTTAGCCATTCTAAATGCTAATTCTTGCTTAGCACGGTTTAGATCTTGTAGTTCATCCACAAGTACATGATCGTACACAGGAAGTGATATATCATGATACAGTGGCAAGAATATCTGATCGTCCCAATCAATAAAAGCATTAGGCTCTACACCCTTTGAAAAGGTTTTCACCGCATACTCTAGAATAACTGGATCATTATCAATATCGAACCTATCACATATCCACAACATAGCCTCATGACCATTAGCATACACATCACCATGCAACCAATTTTTTCTTTCAGAAGTATGGGGATCAAAGAGGTACGATTTGCACAATCCCACAATACCATCTACAGCAGTCTCAATCCTAATCCTTTCCTTCCATGGAAACCTCTGACCAATTAATTCCCTACATATCTTCCTGTTCTTCAAGTTATCTGGCAATCCTAATTTCATATTAAGATGCCTAGCCCATGCCTGATGCCCGAACCCATTACTCGTATTGCACACACATGACTTTGGAGCATCCTCCTTCAATTTATCAGCAATACTTCTATTAAAAGCCATAGCAGCCTGAGAACCAGTATAGGTCCGCATCAACTTGATAATAGCCTTCTGTTCATCTGATACACGCACATCCTTAGGCACTCTACTACCTAAACCCCAAGTACCCGTACTAGTCTTACCCGTACCAGCCAAAGCATTAACCATTAACATCATCTTGCTCCTCGTTATAAATATCTTGTATTTCCATCTTATCTAAAACAGCAGTATACTTCTTCAATGCTACCTCAGCAGTCTCTTTATCCTTATAGGGACCATACATAGTAGCTCCATCATCCTCACCATAGAAGTACCATCCCTCACGCATAGGATAATTCCATCCATCCTCTGTTCCTTCCTTTACAAACGTAACAGCAGACATGATATATCACTTTCTAATTAAAGTTCCATTTCCGCAGTACTAATACAATCACCACACATCCATCCACTATGACCATATATTTCATTATCATAGTAATCTAAATCATCTATCCTACCACAAGCCTCACACATATTATCTACAGGACATACATGACAATCAGTACTTCTATGTATATCACAACAGTACCCACCATCAAATGATATAACAAGAGAACTCTTGAACTGTCCTGGCTTTACATTAGCAACAACCAACCCATCCTCAGTACCTTTTCTTCCAGGAATAACCACACGCATTCCTCGTTCTAATCTACAAGCTAACATGATATATCACCTAAGTAAATTACACTAAATCGAGATGGGGTATATGTGGATCACACGACCGTACATGGGTATACCCACTCTGCCATTATCACCTATCAAGAATCTTTGGGATTCTGATAGTAGTACCTATCAAAAAGAAAGATTCTGATATATCAGTAATCTCTATCAGTAAGAAAATAGGTAGTCTGATTAACGTAGTTTTTAACAGCACTAGGCTTATGAGCGTGCATACGTGTATCACATTTCTTACATACATTACCAATACCAGATTTACATTTCTCATTTTTCTTGAATAATTCTATATCCTTTACCTCTTTACAATGAATACATTTCTTTCGTCGTTCTTCCACAATAACCTCCTATTAAATTAAGTTACCACCTAAATGTGTAATTTACTGTACACAGTAGACCACACACCCCTCTCAAAGCGATATATCAAATACTGGGTATACCCACTTATCGCCCACACCCCTACAATATACCATACCTATAACGATAGCTCTACCCCTACGAATACAATCTAGACAAATAATTCCACCAGTAGGGTATACCCATAGACGCTAGCCTATATAGCCCGTCTCGTTTTAGTGTAATTTACCTCACAACCGATTTATCAAAATCTACCCCCTACGTTTCAACCACGCCGCACGCAAAAGGCTATTCTATATACTAGAGCTAAAAACTTCCGACTATCGCCTAAATTAATCCTATGCACTATTGACGTAGAGCTAGCCCTATGCTCTACTGGATATTCGCTAGCAGTACTAGGGTACACAGTTGGGTCTACCCACCTATCACAAGTGAGCAAAAGGGTATACCCACTAATTGATATATCAGATTCCTGTAGGTAGAGAGGTACATCATACGATCATTGATGTACGTAAACGTCTCTCAGTATGGTAATGGGGTAGGACATAGCTGGTAGTCGCGTTACCGTGTCCTCTGTACATTCAAGGATCGCAACCTTGTGCTACAGGAATCTGATATATCAATCTGCACTCCGTTGTCCGAGGGTGGTATGAGCAATATCGGACCTATGAGAATACCAATAGCAGATTGGTATAACACACAATTAGATAGGTTTGGGGATGACTTCCCTCCAACGGAAACCCTCTGTCATTCGACCTAAAGGATACCACCGAATACTACTGAGGATCATCTGTACTAAGCAGTGTCGATATATTCTGCCTATCTAATCTTTCTCTCAGAAATAAGGAATGTACGATGGATGAGATACTTAAAGAACTCAGTGAATTATCCAATGATATAACAAATCTAAAATGTGTACCATTAGATACACACATGGAGACACACATGGAGAGAGTAGCAGAAATGCTTGATAATCTGGTAGACACAGTAGCAAGCATAGCACGATACATACAGAATGAAGAAATAAGGAATATGTAGTGTCTGACCAAGATAAACCAGATGCCTATAGACATATGTTACGTGTCGAGCCACATGATGATCCTTACTACGAATATACAGAAACAAACGAGAATCCATTCGGTAAACCAGGTGAAGATTATAGTGAGGATGCAGAGTATAAATGTGAACCACTATACTTAAAGAAACCAAAATGACAGATATCAAGATTACAACTATGGAGGTATCATTATCATCCTCCATACCTGCCGAAGAATCTCATACGAATATATCAAAATACAAACCACCTACAGAAGAACGTAAAGGTAGGAAGTATGAAGGTAAAGATAGAGTAACATACGGTCCATATCTTGAAGAAATGTTCTTTAATAATGAACTAGAATATTACTTCACACAACCAAGAACAAATAAAGAACTCAAGTATCAGTTCCTTCTAGATCACAAAAGTAACTATCAACTACGACAACGATTCAAATCATACAAGTATACGATAGGTACATTCAGAAACAAATACAATACCCGTACCCTCTACTCTAAACAAGAACCAGTATACCTTATATCACTTGATTACAATGAAGTAGGTACAATAGTAATAGACGGTAGGCAATACTACAAGCATCTAACATTCAAGCAAGCATACGAAAGATGCCTAGAATTCAAGATAGCAGACCCACGATTCATCCTACCTGAGAAAATAGAGTTACTTCGTGATCGCAAGAATTCAGGTGATATATCATGGTCAGACTGGTCAGTACCACCAGAGTCATTCATAAAGCAACTAGAGAAGAAACTAGACCTACCATCACTCTACAATTCAATCAAATTCCCTAACTTCTGTACTAGAGAGGAAACAATGGATGAATAATGAAATAACAGTAGTAGTGTGTTTTATTTTCGTAGAATGTATAACTTTTCTGTTATATGTAGTAGCAAATCCACCAAGGAAGAATAATGGCAATTGAGTATGGACCAACAACAGTAACACTCAATGGAAAGTACCTAGGAACCATGACTAGATCATCAACAGTAAGAGAGGACGAAAAAGCATACTACGAAGGATATAACGCAGAGAATAAAACTGATATATCAAATAAAGATGCTCTCTGTCCATATCCTATCGGTCACAATGTACATGGACTACGACAACAGTGGTTCAATGGACTATACGATAATAGATTCTCCAAATACTCTCACATACCAACTACAGATGAACACACCATTAACCGTAAAACAAAAGTTAAGGATATGGGCAAACACAGTTGAATCATGCAATAAATGCCCTATATCTGCATTCTGCGATCACAAAGTAACTCACTATGTATTTACACCAAAACCCAAAACATACGTAGATATTCTGTTCATAGGTGAAGCACCAGGAGAATCAGAATACCTGAATCAAGAACCATTCATAGGACCATCAGGTGTATGCCTACGAGATATCATCAATGAAGCAGTACCAGATGATATATCATTCTGCATTACCAATAGTATCCTATGTACACCTTTTACAGACTCATCCCGCTACTCAATAGGTACACCATCTCTTTCAGAAGTTAAGGAATGCAGCGTACACCTGCTGTCCTTAATCAGGAAGATAAAACCAAAGTACATTGTAGCATTAGGTAAAGTAGCAGAGAAAGCAGTAGTACACCTATCAAAGACTATACCTATACCTCACTATATCCAAATCTTACACCCATCCAAGATATCACAATCTAAAGACTACCATTACCAATTCGAAAAAGCATCCCTAGCAATTCAGGAGTACCTAAAGAAATGAGATCACTATCAATGCTACGAGCAATTGCAGGTATTGTAGGAATGGGAGGAGGAACCAATACCGCAATAGAAATACCTACTATCAGAGATGATGGAAGTCCTAGAAGAACTGGTAGGCCAAAGATTCATGCAGATCGTCCTAAAGTCCGTGAGAAGGACCGTAAGTATCTACAGAATCGACATAAATTACTACCTATCTTTCTCAAACAAGTATGGTCAGTACCAAAGACTAAACCTACACGTACAGCACAGCGTGAACAACGTATAATTGATATAACAGCACGTAGATTCGGGACAATAGAAGGAAAACAATTCCCACTACAAGCTATTATACTAATGGCAGATAAGGGAGTAAAAGAGGCTCGAAAACAATACTACAAACTAGCACAAGTAGCAGAATTAAACAATATATCAGTTCATCAAGCATACGACCACTTTGTACTAGGTAAGGAATTGCATGTCACTACCTAAGAAAACCAAACTACGCAAGACTCCACCAAAGAAAGTACCATATAAAGGATGGAGTCTGTTTACTCATGGTGTCTCCCAATCTCTACTACAGAAGTTCATTAACTGTAGAGATAGATACCACAAGCATACCGTCCTAGGACTCAAGTCTACAGATCGTAAAGAGGCTATGGAGTATGGTACTATATTCCATAAGTTAATTGAGGAAGGTGCCCGTATGGGTAATACCTATACTCGATTAAAGATGGTACAGCTAATGAATACCTATATGAAGGAATTCTATCCATCTGCCGAATCTGCTCTACTCTGCAAAATAGGATTAGAGCAATATCATAAGTACAAGGAATGGGAATCAAATAAACCAAAGTATAAGTACATAGCCCAAGAACCAGTATTCAAGGAACCTATAGTACTACCAGCCACATCATTCACACCATGCCCTGAAATCTCTATCAATATACCACGTACCGAGATATACATTCGTGGTCGTATTGATGAAGTTATCGAGTTAAATGGAGAATTATGGCTACAGGAGAACAAGACTAAATCACGTATTGATATATCACTACTGTCCGACACAATACCAGAAAACATACAGGTAATGTTCTACGCAGTAGCAGCATCTATCAAGTATGGTAGACCAGTCAAAGGTATCATCTATAATGTGATCCGTAAGCCTGGACAAAGACAGAGACAGAAGGAAGCTGACAATGACTTTGTAGAACGTATAGGTAAGGAAATAGCTGACAATCCATCATACTATTTCTACCGACTAGCCTATTCATTTCCACCAGGAGCAGTAGAGAAGTGGAAAAGAGAGGAATTGATACCACTGTTATATCAAGTGTACATATGGTGGAAATCAATTGAGAAAAACCCTACCAATCCGTGGGAGGACGAAGAAGGAAACATAAATCCATTCCACGGAAGAAAGTCATTCGGAATATACGATCCAATGTCAAACGGAAAAGGAGACTTCTTCGATCTAATCGTATACGGAAGAAAAACAAATCTAGTCGTAGACTTTGAGATGTTTCCGGAGCTTACAGAAGATTTACCACCCGAAGAAATCCCAGAGGCAGAATACTAATGATAGACAGAGTATTTCTAAATCAACCACATAAACCATTCGATTTTCCGAATGATTACAAAGATACCTCATATTGGCTCTATAAGCTAATCACAGGTAAGCTAAACCCTCTAGCACCCCTAGCACAGGAAATCCTAGAACAAAGACTAGCAGAGTACAATAAAACAGCAACTAATCCTATTGAGAGCCAAGCAGCACCACCAAAGTGATATATCATGAAGATAAAGGAAAGAATAGAAAGTGATTCAATACATGGACCTAATGTAAGAGAAGCAAAGACAAGACAAGAAAAAGCTAGAGCATACTGGAAGGGTCTTAATGAATGGCGTAAATTAACTATACCATTCAATAAACAAAGATGGATGTATCATTATAGTCAACTATGGATAAAAGAGAAGAATAAGTGATATATCATGGAAGAAATACCTGCTATACCAGCAATAAGGAAATGTATACGCTGTAACAAACCATTCAAATCCAAATCATCAGGACACAGAGTATGCGGAAAATGTAGTAATGAGTTCAATAGAGTATCACAACGTCGCATTCCATTAACACCAGTACCAACAGAAAGAGATGATAGATGAATCTAATACCATTCATGATATATCAGATGGACGAGAATGGTCATCTGACAGAAGAAAAAACTAAGTGTATGATTAACCTACTAACAGTCACACACTTTGAACAAACCCCATCAGGACACCTAGCTATCCACGTAATGTCTGGCAGAGTGCTAGTAACTGATGTATCATTTGATGAATTCATAGAGAAGCAAAATAACCGATCATCAATCCTCACTCCACGCTAATCTATTTCCTTCAGAGATTAAGGTACTCCACATGCCTAGAGCAAAACCAGTAAGAGACAATAGTGATCTAGAAGATGATGACATTCTAGAATACCCAGGACCAGATGAACTAAACGTACCAAGTGATATATTCGATGACTATACACTAATGATGTACGGACAGAAAGGTAGAGGTAAGACAACTACATCTGCCTCATTCCCCAATACCCTGACCCTAATGCTAGAACCATTTCGTAAGGGTCTAATCATTCGTCAAGTATCCCTAATCAAGCAATCTGCACAACAGATTCGTGATGGTGCTCCTGATGTATGGCAGCGTATCCTCAATACCACCCAGAAGTGGCTAGATGATCCTACAGTAGATAGACTATCATTCGACTCAATTGATATATTCTATCAAACCTGCCAAGAGTCAGTATGTGCTCGCAATAAAATCAATGTACCAGGAGATGCAGGACGTAGCTCATCTGATATATGGATTGAGATTCGTGAGGAATTCTCAAACTATATGAATACCCTGAAAGACAGTGGTATGCGTATCACTATGCTCTCTCACGTAAAGGATAGAGAAGAAACAGACCTAGAGGGAGGTAAGATGAAATTTGCCTCACCCTCATGCTCACCAGCCTGCCTAACCTACATTAAGCAAGCAGCAGATATTGTACTACAAATTGGTACATATAATGAGAAGCGTGCCGCAATGGTACGTGACCCAAATAATACAGCATTCGTATCTAATGGAGCACAAGGAAAGTTCCTACAACCAAATGGAAAACCTATCAATATCTTTGAACTACCAGATGTAAAGGATGATGACCCACAACTGTTATATCAAACCCTAGTAGACGCATTCAATAATAAGCTATGGGATATTGACACCCCTAGAGATCACCGTACTGTAGAGAAGCCCAAACCAAAACCATCAGGACCACCTAAGAAAGGACCACCAAAGCGATCATAACCTAGAGTACAGACTAAGTAATATATTTTCTTTCAGAGATTAGAGATACGAGTGTATCTCACTGAGAGAAATAACATTCCGTGAGAAAGTGATATATCAAATGGCTAAGGCAAAAGAAGACACACAAGTAAACGAATCAGCATTCTTAAAGTCACTCAATAAGGCTAAAGCAGCAGCAAAGGCAGCAGCCAAAGCAGAACGACCAAATGGACCGCTAGACGATGCAGCTATTATGGCTCGTCTAGGACTAGATGAGGAAGGTGCTCGTATTACTGTAAATGGTCGTGTATCTAAGATTCAGATGGGATTCGCCAAGAAAGATACCAACCGACCATACTTCCGATTCGCATACTCCCTGACTGAGAATTCACCAAACTCAGGCAAAGGTAAGGGACTTATCGTGTCTAATTACCATGAACTTACCGAAGCTGAGAAAGATGGTGAAGTATGGCGTACCACTGAGGAAGCATACGAGAAGATGTATTGGGAATTCCAATCCCTAGGTGAAACTACTGCTGACTGGGAAGATCCTATGGGTAGTGCTGTAGAAGCAGCCAAGAATCATACCAAGAATAAGACTGAAATCCAACTACAACTCTCAGTCTACGAAGGTAAGAAAGGACTAGGACTGAATATATCAGTTGTCAATGTCCTCAACAATGATGACCTAGGTGACTCAGACGATTCCGAAGAATCAGATGATTCCGAAGAAACCGAAGGTGAAGTAGACTACTCAGAATGGGTAGGATACCTAGTCAAGTGGGAAGATGCTAGTGGTGCTGTAACCTTCCGAGTAGAATCCTACGATGAAGATTCCAATACATTCTCTGGACTAGATGAGGATGGTGAAACTCAATGGGAAGACGCACCAGTAGGAGAATGCGAATACGTCGAGGAAGACGAGTAGAGATAAGGAAAAGATGATATATCAGCCTGTTGCGTATAAACTAGGATGGGTTCAATCTTGTCAGTAGACGTACTGAAATCCACAACGAAGTAAAACGTGCAAGAATAACAGTGATATATCATCCGACAGGTAGAACAACTTTCATTCTACCTGTCCCTTTTATGGGCAGTCCGATGGTTACGGGCGGAGGTCTTATATACCTCCTAGTGGGGTTCGATTCCCTGACTGCCTATTGTATATGTTTTCTCTTTCAGGAGTATAGGAATGAGTAGAGGTAGAGTAGAACAACACTCAATGAGTGATGAAGAATTTGAAATATACAAAGAAATAGCAGTAGCAGTATATAACAAAATTACAGATGCACCACTACATCTAATAGCACCAATCCTAATCAAAGTACTAATATCAACTCACATGGCAATGAAAGGAATAGGAGAAGAAACACCAGGAGCATTACAATTACACGATAACTTACAATCACAATTATCACATACCCTATTTGATATAACAAACCAATTCATTAGAGAAAGAAACTAGTATGCCTCGTGGACATAAGCCTCGTATAAGTGACCCAACAGAAGAACGTATGGTAACATTACGTATGTCTGGTAGGTTACACAATCTACTAACCAAAGTAACCAGTTACCTCAATATGTCTCATAACCGATTCATAATTGAATTACTAACAGTAAAGCTAAATGAAGCAGAAGCAAAGATAGATAAACCAAAGACCACAGAAACAAAGACTACAACTCCGACACCAGAATAACCTGATATATCAGAGGTACAGATGATAGCCGTCGATACAGAGTGCAATGGTCTATTCATTCACAAAGGATGTAGAGCCTTTACTATATCCGCTGCATGTGATCAGAATAAATCCTATCTATGGAATTTCCCAGTAGACCCATTTACTAGAGAAGTTACCTATACTCCAAGTGTATTCCAGAACTTCAAAGATACAATAGCTCAGCATAAAGAAATTATATTTCACAATGCAAACTTTGATATTCAGGCACTAGTAGCAGCAGGTATAGACTTTGACTATCTATTCGATAACCACGATATACATGATACAATGGTAATGTCTCATGCCTATCATTCTCCTGGCCCACACGGTCTCAAACCATTAGGTGTAACTCTACTCTCATTCCCAGAGGATGATGAAGCTAGACTAAGTGATATAACAAAAGCTGCCCAGAAGGAAGCAAAGAAATTAGAATGGTCTATAGCCTCTAAATCCAATCCACACCCCACCCTTAGAGGTAATCAGGATTCGTGGCATAAGGCAGATTACTGGATTCCTGCCCAAGTAGCCAAAGCACTAAAATATCCTAAATCTCACCCATGGCATACTATCTGTAATGAGTATGCCGAAAAAGATGCTATCCGAACCATAGGTATATTCTATATCTTTCAGGAGTTGATGACCGAGCAGCAAATGCAATCATATCATAAAGCACGTAGATTAATCAAACCTATTCTACAAATGCAATATGAGAAAGTTACACTACTCAAGGATAAGATGGAGGAATCCTATAAAGAGTTCTCAACTAAAAAGGCTATTAGTCTAATAAAGTTACGTAAGCTAGTAGGTGATCGTGAATTTAATCCAGGTTCACCACAGCAACTAAGTAACGTATTATTCAATAAGTACAAATTCAAGACTGATAGAGTAGGTGACTCAGGTAATCCATCAACTGATAAGCATGTTATAGGTAAGCTGCTCAAAGATGTACCATCAGATACAGATGGACCATTACCACCTAGATTCCAATTCCTACTAGGATTGAAGAAACTACGTAAAGAGAAAACTACCCTACAATACTTATCTAATTACGAATCACATCGTAATGACAGATTCGAATTGCATCCTACATTCAAACAGACAGCCACAGGTACAAATAGACTCTCATGTGAGAATCCTAATACTACCAACGTAGGCTCTGCCAATATGAATGATGCAGATGACTACAATGAGGAGGAAGATGATTCATTCCGACTACGTGATATATTCGGTCCTCGTCCTAAAGAGTTATGGACTTGCATCGACTATACACAATCCCAACTCCTAATATTCGCTGTAGTATCTGGATCAACTCAGTTAGTAGATGCCTACCTACAAGGTATTGACTTACATGAAGCAACTGCAATGCAAATCTTTGGTATTGATGATCCATCATCAGTAACTAAAGAACAACGTAGAGCAGCTAAGAACGTGAACTTTGGTATCTTGTTTGGTGCTGGACCAGCTAAAATAGAACAAACAGCAGGTATACCAGGACTATACAGTACTGCCCTAAAGAGACTACCAGGAACCAAGAAATTCCTAGCTAAGTCAGAAGCAGAAGCAAGAGCTAAAGGATACGTACATACCCTAGGAGGCTATAGACTCTACGTACCACGAGAACGACCATACGCAGCATCATGTTATATCATTCAGGGTACAGAGGCTGAAATAGTACGTGATGCTATGGTAGACGTATCCACCTATACCTACTCCAATAAGCCATGCCCCTACCGTATGATTATGATGGTACATGATGAAATCGTACTACGATCTAAGCGTACCTCAGAACCACATCTACGTAAGATCATAAAACTCATGATGAATGCAGGACTAAAAGTAGGTGTACCAGCAAAAGTAGATGCAGACTTAGTACGACATAATTGGGCCGAAAAAGAACCACTAGAATTAGCAATTTGATATATCATAAGAAACCAACATGCCTAAAGCACTTAACTTCGCAACATTCTTTTCCACATACCTAACACAAGACGTACCAGAGAATTATCATGGTGAATACCGTCTAGACTGTCCACTACATAGCTGTGAGAACCCACTAGAACATTTCTATGCTAACTGCGATGACGGTACATGGCATTGTAAGAGATGTGATTCAGCAGGCAATGCTAAAACCCTCATTACAATGCTACATCAGCAACACTATGAACTAACTACATATCAACAGTATCTATCTCTTTCAGAACTTAGGGGTATCAGCCCTGAGACATTTGAAAATGCTGGATTCGCATATGATGCTGATAATGATAGGTGGCTAGTACCCTATTACACCTATAACCCTGATACAGGTGAATGGTCTGAATTCCTTAATAACCTAGGATACTTCTATCCATCATCTACTAATGAATCAACTAGATTCAAGATTAAGAAAGCTGGTGCATTGTCCCTATACCTCTACAATCCAGGTATACACTCATGTCCACCATCAGATACAGCAATCATATGTGAGGGAGAATGGGATACACTTGCCTACTATGAACTACACCCTGACACGACAGACCTAGTATTAGGCAAACCAGGATCAGGCTTCAACATAGCCTACATGAAGACCCTAGCAAAGTCCAAGACAGTACACCTACTACTGGACAATGATCCAGCAGGACATAAGCAAACTGTAAAAGCAATCGAAGTAATCAAAAATGATATATCAGATATCAAGATTCTAGATTGGTCACTAATGGAACATGCACAGAAAGATGTACGTGATCTATGGATGATGGAGGGTAAGAAATCCCATAAGTTAATATCAGAATCATTGATACCAGCAGATTTCGAAGCAGTAGATAAGGAAGTAATCAAACTATATCAAACTACTCTATCAGATTATGAAACTGTAGAAACATTTGATGATTACACTAAGACACTAGCTACCTACCTATACATGACACCTGAGACATTGGCTGCAATGGCTGCTGTACTAGGTATAACCAACAGTATAACTATCCCAGGTGAACCACTATGGGCATTTCTAATTGGTCCACCATCCTGTCTAGATGGTAATACTGTAGTTAAGATCAATAGGGCTGGTAAGACATTTGATATAACAATGCGTGAACTACATTATATGTCAAATGGTGGCTGGAGAGGTGGTAAGCAATGGAATCGTGGTATAACTACTAAGATTCAACGTAGAGATAGTAATGGTACAATTAGACTTGTACCAGTATTACAAGTAGTTGGTTCTGGATACAAGGAATGCTATGAAGTTACTACCGAATCTGGACATAAGATTGTAGCATCTAAGGACCATAAGTTCCTCACATCAGATGGTTGGAAGAGACTAGAAACTCTTACTCTATCAGATAACCTATTCGTCAATAATGGCAATAGGGGAGTACCTAAAGAGATCAATAAGAACTCTAAGACACAGTTCTATAAGGTTGACGGTAATCATACTAACAATAAGTTAGAGAATCTAGAACTAACTAATGTTGTAGATCATGGTGTAATTCATGGTCAAGAAAATGTATCCAATGTTGCAGAACGAACTGATATATCAAAGATAGTAAGTATCGTAGAAGTAGGGGAAAGGCATACATACGATCTTACAGTAGCTAGTGATCCTCACAACTTCCTAGCTAATGGTATAGTAGTTCACAATTCAGGTAAGACTACATTCATTGATTCATTCGGAGGTAACAATGAACTATTCGACAATCTATCGAAGATTAGTGCTAAATCTCTTGTGTCTGGCTGGAAGGATGAAACAGGTGATGAGCCGTCTTATCTTGCGAAACTAAAGGATAAGACACTATTCGTCAAGGACTTTACAGTAACCCTAACAGATAGCATCGACAGTCAGAAAGAGGTATTCGGTCTACTAACTGATATATTCGATGGTTACGTTAAGATTCCATATGGTAACAATCAGGTACGTGAGTTCTATGATCTATACTTCAATATGGTAGCTGGTGTAACTGATATTGTCCATTCCCATAGTGCTGCATCTATTGGTGAACGATTTCTACGTATTGATTACCTAGGTAAGAACTACGATTCACGTATGTTTGCACGTAGAGCATTACAAAACTTTGGACAAGCAAGACCACAGAAAGAATTACTAACTAAGAATACACTTGGATTCGTTAATCATCTACGCTCTATGCCTATGATTATGACTCTCCAAGATGAATACTTAGACCCTATTACTGACCTAGCAGAATTCATTGCTACCATCCGTACTAAGGTAGAGAGTGATCCTAAGGAAGGTGTCAAATACACTCCACGACCAGAACTACCATCCCGTCTAGCTAATCAATTAGCAAAGCTATTCGTATCTACCCGTGGTGTATATAACCTAGACCCTAATAGTGATGAACAAATTGATATATCATCACGTACAGCATTCGAGACAGTAAAGAAAGTAGCACTAGATACATGCTATGGGTTCTCACTCGATATAGTACGTACCATCAAAAAGTATCCTATGCTAGATCGTCAAAACCTAGCAGAAGTAGCTAAGATTCATCCACAGCGTGCATATCGTGTACTAACTGATCTATGTACTACAGGAGTACTAACCAAAGTAGCTGGTAGAGTAGGTGCCTCTGGTGGTCGTCCTGCTCACTACTATGCAATCAACCCTAAACTAGCAAATGTACTAGACTATGATTGTCAAGAAAGTCCAAAACCAAGCAAACCAAAACATCCTATTAATCGTCCACGACGAAAAGGGTAATGCACACGATATCATTGACCGCCTCTACACCTTTCTAGAGGACCAAGTGATATATCACCAATCAGGCAACCTACCGAACGTACCCCTAGTAGGTAGATATTTTCTTTCAGAAATAGAGGAATCGAATGAAGTTCACGAGTGATATAACAGTTAATCTAGAACAAGTACTAGCCACTGATGAACAAGTACTTAAAGCTGCAAAAGTATCTACCAAAGGAGATAAGGTAGCAGAAGAATTAATAGATCAAGGTGAAGTAATAGGTCTAATTAGATACCTAATGCAACATAGACATGGTACACCATTTGAACATAACCTATTTACATTCTTTGTACATGCTCCTATCTTTGTATGGAGAGAATGGCATCGTCATCGTATTGGATTCTCCTACAATGAGGAATCAGCACGATACAAGAAACTAGACCCAGTGTTCTATCTACCACCTATTCATAGACCAATGTTTAAGATAGATGGATGGAA